AAAAACAATCCTGAAAAATATGTTACCAAGAAATAAATCAGTTTGTCGGAAAACTGTGCAGGTGAAAAATTTTGTTGGTTGTAAAAACTCCTCACTCCAATGTCAGTTGTCAATTCTTTCCCAAGCTGTTCCCATACCCAATATCCCATCTTCAACACAGGTCGCATCTGATGCTTATCCCATTCATCCACATCACCGGCTACAAAATTTTTGTTGCCGACTTCAGACAAATAGTCATAAATCATATGCATATCATGTGAATATTGGTTCATGCCAACAGCACAAGGTGTATTTTCAAAAGATGCATTAAACGCAGCCAATAAGGATCCAAAAACAATACGATAAGCTACATTAGAAATCATATTTCCAGCGTATATTATTCTTGTCTTAACCTTCAACACTTTTGAATCTGAGACTAACTCATCTTTCAAATATGCTATAAATCGGCTTTCATCTATCCCATCTTTTTCCATTCTTTCCACGTATTCTTCACACATAATCCTAAAATTAGGATCGTACCAAAGTTCTCCATTGGCACCAAATGCAAAGAACTCACGCTTACCTTTCTTCGTAGTTGATTTACACAATGGATAACCAGCAGATGTCCCCACTTTCATGGAGCATAACTTACCAGGAACCCCTTGTAAAGCTTCTTCAAAAGTCAATCGTCGCTTTCCCAAAGGCCAAACCAATTTGCGTCTATAATTCTGTAAAGTTGCCTCAGCACAAGACTTCAGCAATTCTTCATCAATAGTAGACTCATCATGATTCACTTCCAAAGCAATATTCAATGCTTTAACCATGGGATCAATTCCATTGGCACGTGGATCCGCTCTACTCATAATCGGTTTATTCTTCAAAGCAGGCCACGGCAAATATTTTGAAATCACTGATCTCCTGATCTTAGAAATTCTATTAACATGAATCACTTCATCCAATGGAACTTGTACCAATTTTCTCAAATTTGGTGCTTCTTCAAGCAATTCAGGACCTTGAGATTTGAAGTCAACATCACATTCTTCTTCAACCTTAATTTTCAATGCATCTTCAATGTCTTCACGCGTCACAATAACAGCCAAACCAAAAGAATCACCATTACGTGATCCTCCTGCGACATGCATTCCCAATATTTTACCGGGATAATGCTGTCCACAAGACACAACAGTTGATCCACAATCTCCTTTCATCGTTGGATATCTATACATCAAGCATTCAGTCATTTCGAATTTCCTCTTATGATACGAATAATTCTTATTCTTCGCCTTAGCAACAGTCACATACTTTGGTCCATTATCTATATTAATGGTTCCAGAAGTAGCTTCAAAACTTTCCAAATCTTCCAATGACCAAAATTTCTTAGTAGCATCGGGGAACTGAGGTATCTTCTTTGAACAAAAAGTAACAAATAACAAATCATCCTCAATACATGACTGTGTCATCGAAATGTCAAATTTAACCACATCAGAATTCCCTTTCCATTTTATCTTCATCATGGAACCAGATTCAACAAGCGTATCATCTTCTTTCAATATCGAATGATAATATGTCATAAATGTTTGTCCCTTTATGGGTATAGCATTATGTTCCTTACCATCAATTTCAAAGATAAGACTTCCACCAGATTGAGCCTGAGCTTTCACAAAATTTTTGCGTCCTCGTGACCCTCTCGATTCACGGTTTGCTTTCGGTGATTCAGCTCCAAAATTCAATTCAGAAGGCATATCATTCCTCATGGTTATCAACTTATAGGCTGCTATTATAATAATATAAATAGAGACCCACTTAGTCATACCCATAAACACAGATTTAACCTTTCCAGCTGGGTTATATTCCCAATACATTTCAGGCAATCCATCTCTATCGTCAACGTCGGTATCAACAGTATCAAACAAAACATATGGTATATATCCAAAAGACAAATACTTGTCAATTATAATATCAGTCCATAACTTGTTCATTCGATCCTTATAATCCTCAGATTCACCCATGAAGCAACACTCATAGTTATCAGGCAATAGATTTTCATTTCTGTTAACCAATTTTTGCCCTCTATATCCAGGTCCTCCATGTATTGCCACATAAGATGTTCGAGCATTTCTCGCGATACACGTTTTACACAAGAAGCCATGGGTTTCCTCACGACCATGTTTATGTGCAAAATGTTTATCACATCTAAAAGTTCTCATCACAGTTTTTCCAAACACATTCACCATTTCATTTCCTTGGGAATCCTTTGCTGTTTCTTCCCACATCCCCATACACATATGTTGATGTACCAAAGAAGGATCAACATTCGTATGCATAACATCCGAACTGATATCCTTTTGGTTTCTAACAACAAATTCATCATCTGAACAACTTTCAAAACGATCATCATCAGACGTACCAGCAACAGGTTCCTTTTCCAAACCCAAAGCTTTACGCTTCTTACATAACATCGCTCTCACAATTTTCCTATCCAATACTGTTTCATCATCAACTAG